CTGCTAACCCTAAATCCTTTATCAGTGGTAGTACGGTATGGAATAATTTAGGGATAAATAATAATAATGGTGTATTGACGAATGGACCGATATATAATTCTAGTAATGGTGGTAATATAATATTAGACGGTAGTGATGATTTTATTACTTTAGGTAATGATAGTTCTTTGCAAATAACAAATAATTTAACATTATCATTTTGGTTTAGAAGTGTTTCTTTAAGTATTACTCAAACTATTGCAGCTAAAGAATGGTGTAACGGTAATCAATTCTCATATTCTTTATCAATATTAACAAATGGAAAAATTGAATGGTATTGGATTCCTAGTGGAAACTGTAGTGGAAACCCAACTGGTAGTTATACTACTAATAGTTCTGTTATAACTACAAATACATGGAATAATGTTAATGTTGTGCATACATCAACCTCAGTTAATATTTATGTTAATGGAATATTAGTACCATCAACTTTGGTAGGTAGTTATTCATCATTATTCAACAGTACAAGTCCATTAAATATTGGTATATATAGAAATCTAGGTGGTAGTTACTCTAGTGCTTTCAATGGTAATATGTCAAATATACAAATATATAACAGAGCTTTATCTGCAACTGAAATATTACAAAATTATAACACATTAAAAAGTAGATTTGGGAAATAATGTCTGGAATTATATCAAAAAAAATGATAACCGATGGTTTAGTTTTATATCTAGATGCTGCTAACACTAAATCATTTGTTAGTGGCAGTACGGTATGGAATGATTTAAGTAAATCTAGTGAAAAAGGTATAATATATAACGCACCTACCTTTAGTTCTAGTAATAATGGTATTTTATTATTTGACGGAACAAATGAATATGTTGATTTTGGTACTACACCGACTAATACAATTAGAGGTGGTAGTCAATTTACAATTAGTTATTGGGTTAAAAAGATTGCGAGTGATAGAGATATTATTGTTGGTTCATGGAAACATTCAGTTAGACAAGGATTTTTCTTAGAATGGTATACAGATGGCAATATTTATTTTGGTAACTCTGCTGGTGGTGCAAATAATAATGTAGCACCTTTGACTTGGACAAATGGTTGGTATCAAATTGTTGGGGTTTTTGATGGTTCACAAGCAACAAACGCTACGAAAGGTAAAATTTATGTAAACGGTCAATTGTTAAATCAATCAAATTCTGGATTAAATACAACAGTTGTAACTAGTACTTTAACTAAATTTTATGTTGGTTTTGTTGAAAATTATGATATTTATTCAAACGCTTATTTTAGTACTGTTTTATTATATAATAGAGCTTTATCAGCAACTGAAATATTACAAAATTATAACGCAATAAAAAAAAGATTTGGATTATGATACAAGATTACAATACAAGAAAATTCATGATACTTGCTGTATCAGAATTAAATTTAATAGATTTTACTCAAGTACAAGAAACATCAATTGATACAGTTAGAAAATCAATTGATGGTACCAAAACATTTGTTAAATGGGATTCAGTTGAAATACCTTCATCTGTATTAGCTTTAACAACAAATGAAGGACCATATACTTATGACGAAATAGTGATAATACTAAATGGTCCAGAATGGACTGATGATAGACCAATGCCATGAGTACAGCTAAAAATTATAGAGGACCTAACATCATTAAAGATGGGTTGGTGTTATATTTAGATGCAGCTACCAATAATTCTTATAATAGATACTTTTCACCCACATCTTTAAAAGATATTTCGGGTAATAATTATATAGGCACATTAGTAAACTCACCAGTTTATGATTCAACTAATAATGGTTCTTTATTATTTGATGGGTCTAATGAGTCGTTTAATATCGCTAGTCAAATATTAGGTACCATGAATACAATCGATATTTGGGTTAATATGAAATCAACAACACCTTGTCCTATTTTGTATTATGGTTCAGATTCATTTGATTCAAATGTTTGGACTTGGGGTATAGCTGTATTTCCATCGTCAACACATGGTTTTAATGAAGGACCTTTAAGTTATCCAACAACAAGTTTATATACTGATACAATTACTTTAAATGTTTGGAAAAATTTTACACTGGTTAGGAATGATAATGGTAATGTTAAATTATATAAGAACGGTGTTTTAGTGGGTACTAAAGTTGGCAGTGGTACAGTTGCTTTAAGGGATGCTACTGATAGATTATATATTGGTAAAGCTGGTAGTACATATGGTAATTTTAATATTGGTTCAATTAAAATATATAATAAGGCGTTATCAGCTACAGAAGTTTTACAAAACTATAACGCAACAAAATCTAGATTCGGTCTTTAATTTCAAAGATTAGTTTAAAATAATTAAATTTTTCCTTATTAGAATATATTTATATACATAACATATAAATTAATCCTGGATAGGGAAAGGCATTAATCATGGCAAACGAATTTCAAATAAAAAATGGGTTTATCTCAAATAATAACTCATTTATCACTGGTAACTTAACTGTTACCGCTTCTACTCAATCATTATTCTCTGGAAATAGTTCAGTTGAGATGGTTAAAATTATTCAAGCTGGTTCTGGAGATGCATTTGTTGTTCAAGACCAAGATAACGGTGATACATCTCATTTTGTTATCAACGCAAGTGGTAATACTGCTATTGGTTTAATAGCACCTATAGGTAATAATAAATTAACAGTATCTGGAAATACAACAATATATGGTACACTATCTGCAACTACATATGCTGGTTTACCAAATGCTGGTGTGTTAGTTGTCCCAATAGCAACGTCTAGTGTTGCAGTAGGTACTGGTTCGAATGATTACTATCTAAATTTTAAAATACCTTATAATTTAACTATACATAAAGTTGATTTTTCAGTTTCAACTGCTGGTTCTGATAGTGTTAGGATAGGCATTTATAGGGGTCAAGATTTAACAGCTGTTTTGGTTGGTCAGAGTGCTGGTGCTACAGTTTCAACATTAAATTCTGTTTCAATAGTTGCTGAATCTGGTCAAAATTTAACCTTTAGTGGTGGTAGTTGGATTGTTATTGGTGTGGCTGTTGGTGGTACTACGACTAGCTTATTTGGGTCTGCTTGTCCAGTTAATAATTTAATAGCTTGGACCAACACAACTGATAGTGCTCTTGGTTTCCCAGCCAATCCTAGAAGTAAAGCTGGTACTAGAACTAGTTTCCCATCAATAGAATTACAAATAGGTTAAATAAATTAAAATGGATAATATAAAGATAGAATTTTTAGGTTATGGTGTTGAGATGAGTATTGGTAACTTAACTGATATGCAATCTAATTATATAGTAACACATCAAATGGAATGTAATACTAATATACCTATATTAGAACAAAATAATCAAATAACATATAAAAATTGGAAAGATGTTAATGATTTTGGGTTAATTTATGGTATAACAAATAGTAATGGTTGTCAAATTAATATTTTGGTTAATGATGAACCGTATATATTATCAAATATTATAGAAAAAAAAGACTATATTTTAAAAGAAGAAAATAATAATTATTTAATATCTTTACAACATTTAAACGGTATTATTTTTAAATATGAATTTGAAACAGAAAATTTTGATGAAACTAAATTAGTTTTTTTAATTAAAGATATTAATAGTTTATTTTGGGGTGAATTAATTTATGGGTTAGAATACGATAATAATATATTAACTAGTACTGATGAAATAAATGTTAACTATTATTTTGAAAACATACTAATAAAAAATAATATGGTATCACCTATACAAAAAATATAATCAGTCTTCATCATACAAACTTCTTTTAGGTGTGCATGCTTCCTTAATAAGTTTTTCTACATATGCAAACATTTTAAGACCGTTTTCCTCACAATACTTCTTAAGGAGTTCATGAGTAATAGGTGTAATTTTTAAGTTTTTATCTCTTTTCATAAGGCTTTTCTTAATAAGTATGACACTAGTATGAAAAAAATCACACAAATTATGATATATTCTATATCATAAGAATTCTTTTGTAAAATTCCCACATATTTATTATTAAATAATAAAGCGAATAACAATTTAAAAACAAAAGAATATGCCAAACAAAGTATTTGTGAGCCCAGGGGTTTACACATCAGAAAAAGACCTATCGTTTGTAACTAAATCAGTTGGTGTAACAACCTTAGGTTTAGTTGGAGAAACTACTAAAGGTCCAGCATTTCAACCAATCTTCGTACAAGATTATGGTGAGTTCACCTCATTTTTTGGTGGATTAAATGCATCAAAAAATAAAGATACTGGTGCTCCTAAGTATGAGTTACCGTATGTAGCTAAATCTTACTTATCAAAAACAAATCAATTATTTGTTACGAGAGTATTAGGTTTATCAGGTTATGACGCTGGTCGTGCATGGGCTATTACTGCTGATGCTGAACTTGATTCATCAACTTTAGTAGCTACTAATGGAACTGGAACTACATATGGTAGTTTATTTTCATTTACTGCTGACTCATCTAACGTAATCGTTGCATTAACATCAAGTGATTCATTCATTCAAACATTATTTAATGAAGGATTATTAGCTGATGAATTAAATGGGATAGTTCCATCATCCCCAGTAGGTTCGTTAGCTAGTACTAACACAGTATATAAGAAAACTGGTTCATCATTTAGTGGTGCTGGTATTACTAATTTCTTTTTAACTGCTGTTGGAACTTCTGGTGCTTTTACTACTGGTACAACAAGTGGTGTAACAGTATATTCTGCTGGTACTAGTTATAGTGATGTTGAGAATAAAGTATTAGCATTATTAAGAAGTAGAGCTGCTTATGATGGAAATGAATCATTAAACTTTGAAGTTACTGGTGGTACATATCCAATTGCATTTAGTACTACTGCTACTGGCGCTGAAACTGATGCTAATGGTAATTTTGCGTTAACTGGTACATCTAGTGTATCTGGTGCATTCCAATATGATTTATCTTTTGATAAAACTAAAAATAACTACATTACTAAAGTATTAGGTAGAGGTGCTCAAGATGGTAAAACTGCTGTATATGTTGAGGAGATTTTCTCTGAAATGTTTAATGATTTCGTAGTAGATAGTAAAATTAGAGGTATTAATTTAACTTTGGTTGATTACTCAACTAAATTTGCTAAATACAAACAAATTTATCAACCAGCTGTTACTCCATGGGTAGTTTCTGAATTACGTGGTTCTAACTTATTCAGATTATTCAGATTCTGGACTATTTCTGATGGTGACACTGCGAATAAATTATTTAAAATGTCTATCATTAATATTAAACCAGATGATAAAGAGTTTGATTTAGAGATTAGAAATTTCTATGATACTGATTCTAATAAAGCGGTTTACGAGAAATATACTAAACTAAGTATGGACCCAATGTCTAATAATTATATTGCTAAAAGAATTGGTACGTTAAATGGTGATTTCGCATCTAAATCTAATTATGTGTTAATTGAAATGGAAGAAGGTACTGATATTTCAGATACTTTCCCAGCTGGATTTGTTGGATACCCAATTAGAAAATATGAAACTACTCAAACTGGTACAGCTGTTTCACCATCAATTACTTATAAAAAGAATTATGTTGGTGTTACTAGTTCAACTCAAAAAAGAAAAGTATATCAAGGTTTATCTGATTTAGTTGGTATTGAAGAGGATTTCTTTACTTATAAAGGTGTTCCAGATAGTACAACTATTAATCAATGGACTGGTATGACTAAAGGATTCCATATGGATGTTCAAGCTACTGGTGCAACTATTGATAATGTTAGAATTTTAATTTCTGGTACAGCTGCTAATGGTTTATATTACTACCCAGTATTTGAATTTGAAGTAGGTAATAATGAATTTAGAACTGAAGCTGGAGTTCAAGGTGGTGAATATCAAGAAGTATATGCACGTAAATTTACTTTTGCACCATATGGTGGATATGATGGATGGGATGTATATAGAACTAGTAGAACTAATAATGATAGATATATTGCAACTGGAACTAAAGGTGTTTTAGGTAAAACTAAAGGTAACTTCAGTACTATCGCATTATCAAATGGTGATGCTGGAATCAATTCTGATTACTACGCATACTTAGAAGCTATTTGGTCATTTAGAAACCCAGAGGCAGTTAATATTAATGTATTTGCTACTCCAGGTATTGATTTATTCACTAATAGTAACTTATGTGAGGCTACAATTGAAATGATTGAAACTGATAGAGCGGATTCATTATATATTGCTAACTTACCTGATATTGATGCTGGTGGTGAGGTAATGACACCAGAAGATGTTGCTTCAACATTAGATGGTTCATTTGATAGTAACTATACAGCTACTTACTGGCCATGGGTTCAAGTAAATGATACTGAAAATAACGTGTACATTTACATGCCACCTACAAGAGACGTAGTTAGAAATATCGCATTAACTGATAATATTTCTTTCCCATGGTTCGCAGTTGCTGGTATCCAAAGAGGTGATGTTGATTGTATCAAAGCTAGGGTTAAATTAACTCAAGAAGATAGAGATGTCTTGTATGAAGCTAGAATTAATCCAATCACAACTTTTGCATCTGATGGTGTTAAAATTTGGGGGAATAAAACTTTACAAGTTAAAGATACAGCTCTTAACAGAATCAACGTTAGACGTTTATTGTTACAAGCTAGAAAACTTATATCTGCTGTTTCTATCAGATTATTATTCGAACAAAACGATTCAGTTGTTAGAAACCAATTCTTAACTCTTGTTAATCCAATCTTGGATAACATCAGAGCTAACAGAGGTTTAACTGACTTTAGAGTTGTTCTAGATGATACTCCAGAATCAATTGATAGAGGAGAATTAGTAGGAAGAATATTCTTGAAACCTACTAAAGCATTAGAGTTCATTACGTTAGAATTTAACATTATGAATACTGGAGCAAGCTTCGATAATATCTAATAAAAACTTAGATTAAAATAATAAACCCTCGAAATATCGAGGGTTTTTTTATTCTATTATATTTATTAATAAGATATAAAATTTTTAAATTAAGAATACAATATGGGAAATAATATAACAGTAGCACCATGGATTTATTTTGGGCCGATGCCTAGTCCATCAGCACCGCCACCACCGCCACCACCGCTAGTAAAAACTAGACTTGGTTTAGTGGGTGAAACATTAGTTGGTCCAGCATTTCAACCAGTACTAATAAAAAGTATTAATGACTTTTCTGATATATTTGGTGGTATTAGTGATGTGAGAGATGGTATTACTAATTTTCCTAGATATGAATTACCATATATTGCAAATCAATATTTAAATCAAGCTAGTCAATTATATGTTACTAGAGTATTAGGATTATGTGGTTATGATGCTGGTCGTACATGGGGGTTAACTGTTAAATGTGGTTATGATGCTACAACGGTAGGTCCAACAATTACAGCTGGTACATATAGTACATTATTTACATTTACAGCTGATTCTCAAAACACTATTACTAATTTTATTTCTAATGATTCTTTATTACAGACATTATGGAATAATAATTTAATCAATAATCAATTTAATAATCTTCCAGGTTCATTATCAGCCGCAACCGATAGTAATTATACTGGTGGTTCACTAAATCAAATATTTGCTAATGTATATCCTTTAGGTTCATCATTCACTGGTTTAAGTGTTACTAATTATTATTTGAATAGTTATGTTTATGATTCAGTTAATGATATATATTTTGGAACTACAAGTGGTGTAACTACTTATTATTCAGCATCAACATATGACTCTGTGCGTGACCAAATAGTTGTTTTATTAAAAAGTAGAGCTGCTTATGATGGTGATGAAAATTTAACTTTTAGAGTTGGTGGTGTTTCTACATCACTTTCTTTTGATACAACAGTTTCAGCCGCTACTAACAATATTTACGGTAATTTTAAATTAGATTGGACTGATTCAAATGGTAATTCAAATTCATTATTACTTAATCTTGATAGGACTAGTCCTAATTATATTGGTACTATTTTAGATAAAAATAATACTCAGATACCTATTCCTCCAATTTATGTCGATGAAATTTATGATAATAATATAAGGAATTTATATAATGCTGGTCAAATAAGTGGTTTAAATTTATCATTAGTAGATTATTCAGATAAATTTTCTAATTATAAAGATAAATTTAAACCTTCAGTAACACCATGGGTGGTGTCTCAGATAAAAGGTTCTAATATTAGTAAACTATTCAGATTTTGGTCTGTAGGTGATGGTGATTATTCTTCAAATTTATTTAAGGTTACTATATCTAATATTATGTTACCTGATAGTACAAATACATTATATGATGTTAACTTTCCTGATTTATATAATGATTACAAATTTGATGTAACTATTAGATATATAGATAATCTAGATGGTGGTTTTCAAGGGATTCCTGATGAAGTATTTACAATGTGTTCTATGAATCCAAAATCTGCTAATTATATTGGTAAGATGATAGGTACTAGAAACGGTGATTATGTATCAAGGTCAAAATATGTATTAGTTGAAATTAATGAAGATGACGAGACTACATTAAGAAGTTTCCCAGCTGGGTTTTTAGGTTATCCACTTATTAATTATGAAGATACTCAAAGTGGTGTAGCTACGGTTCCTCAACAATTTTATAAAAAACAATACGAAGTTACTGATAACGTTAACGTAACTTATTTAGGTTTAAGTGACGCATTCGGATATGATAAAAGTCTATTCAAATATAATGGTATACCTAATGACGCTGCAATCCTAGAATGGTCTGGTATGACTAAAGGATATCATATGGATATAAATGCGACTGGTTCAACAGTTGATGATGTAGATTACACAGCACATAATTATGAGTTTGAGGTAGGTAATTCAATTTTTACTGATGTAATATCGTCAATTGCTACTCCATATGAATTTTTGAATTCTCGTAAATTTACATTAATGCCTTATGGTGGTTTTGATGGATGGGATATGCATAGACAAGGTAGAACTAATTCAAACTATTTTAAAATAACTGGTAGAAATGGTATTTTAGGTGAAATAAAAGATAATTTTAATAAAATTTCATTAACTAATAAATCAACTGGTTTAAATTCTGATTACTATGCGTTTTTAGAAGGTGTATGGACATTTAAAAATACTGACTACATTGACATCAATTTATTTGCAACACCAGGTTTAGATGTGATTAACCATAACGATTTAATTGAAGAAACAATTGATTTAATTGAATACATAAGAGCCGATTCTTTATATATAATTACAACACCAGATGTTAATGCATCTGAAGATAAATTGTTGGTTGAAGATATTGTTGACTTTACTGATGGAATATATAACTCATCATATGTCGCAACATATTGGCCATGGGTTAAAATAAATGACTCTACTCCATGGTTACCACCGACTGGTGTTGTAATTGCTAGTATTGCTAGAAATGATAAGGCTCCAGGTGGTCAGTTGTGGTTTGCTGCTGCTGGTGTAAATAGAGGTGCTATTAGTGTTTATGATATAAGAAGAAATGAGATTGGTGACCTATTAAGTAAACCAGAAGTAGATTATTTATATAATAATAGAATAAACCCATTAATATATGTTAATTTACAAGACTATGAAGGTTATAAGATATGGGGTAATAAAACATTATTAATCGATAATAAATTAACTAATAGAATACATGTTAGACGTTTATTATTAGAAGCTAGATATGTTATCAGACAAGTTTGTAAAAAATATTTGTTTGAACAAAATGATATGAAAACTCAGAGAGCACTTGAAAATGCTATTAATCCATTATTAGCTAATATAAAAGATGGTCGTGGTATATCACAATTTAAATTACAATTTGATAGAGACCCAAATAAAATAGATAGTGGTCAACTTGATGGTAAAATATTTATAAAACCAGTTAATACTATTGAATATATGGTATTTACGTTTTCGATAATACCTAGAGATGAAGATTTAGCAATAGTATTTAATCAAGAATAAAAAAACCCCCTATTTCTAGGGGGTTATATTTAAAAATTACCTTCTTGTACTTGTAGACATTTTAAACCCATGTCTCGCCACATATCAACCACTTGGTTCCTATCGTCAAGTACGTACTCAATAAAGTATTTATTCTTAATGTGATTATCAAATAATTCTTTTTTAACAATAGAATCTTTTCTGAAATCACTTTCAGCTCTCATTAGTAATGAATCGTATTTTATATTATTATCTTCTAAC